CAAGTAAGCCGGGGCTATTTGGAATGCTTACATCAATAGCAAGTATGGCCGCAGGCTTACCGCCGGGAACTTTTGGCCCATAAGGAGATTTAAATGCCTGAAGGAATGACTAAAGAGCAACTAATTCAATTGCTTTTGGCTGAATTATCTGCTGGCCAAAATCCTTATCCTATGGCATCTGGCAATGTAATGTCGCCATTTAATGTTGTTCAAACCATTGCGCCACAAGATTTCGGACAGATTCAAAGAGCGGCATCTTTACCAGCTCCAGAATTTAGTCCTCAAGCTATGATGACTCCAGAGCAAGGTAAAGCAATGACGGGGCAAGCAAGGGGCTTATTGGATTTGCTAAAGAAAAAGCCGGGAGTTACGTTTGGGGCCGGAAACTACATAATTCCAAGGACTCAGATACAAAGTATGCCTAACCTTGGTTTTTCATCAAAATTTAGCGGGAACTTATTTGCTCCGCCAGCAATACCAAAATTTAACGGAAACTTATTTGGTAGATAAATATGCCTGAAATTAGAACGCATCCAGAAACTGGAAAAAAAGTTATATTTTATTCTTTGGGAGAAGATGTGCCAATTAATGGCGGTCAAGTATATACAACTCCAAACGGAAACTATATTGAAATTCCAGATACCGGAACACAATATGTTGAAGGATCGTATCAAAGAAAAGACTTTACTCAGCCTCAATTAGAGGCATCTAAAGATATCTTAATGGAAAGAGGGCTTTTGCCTTATGCCGCCGGAAGGACTATAAATAATTTAGATTTGGCAAGAGAAAGAGACAGAAATATTCTTTATGAACAATCCTTAAAGAGAGTAACTCCAGAGCCTCAAAATATTGCTAATGCTATGTTGCCAAACGGCGTTCAAGGATTGCTTGGCCCATTGGTTGAAAAGGTTGGCAGAAGATTTTCTGATACCAAATCAGCTCAAAGCCAAGCTATTAATCAGTTTGCGGCTGCCGGACAGGCATCTCCTTCTGTAGTTCCTGATAATAGAACAACTCCAGATCAACTTACTGCCATTCAAACTTATCCAGATACCAATCAATACCAAAATGTTTATGTTCCATCAAATGAATACGGAAGCGCAGACACTTTAGTTGCTGGCAATTCCGATAATCCATTCTCACGATCTTATGAAGCAGGCCAAGGAACTGGTATTTCAAATGCACTTCGAGATCAAGGCGGGACTAACACATTAAGTGGCGGCACAACTTCAGATGGGCCTATGTTTCGTACTTATGGTGGATTAATGAATTTCCCATCAGGAAGAAATGCATCAGAAGATGTATCTGGTGAAGGCGGAGGAATGTTTGGAGTTTCAAGTGTAATTTTGCCGGATGGATCTGTTAGTAAAGATGTCAATCAAAAAGCTGACGACGCTATAAGACAAGTTGAAATATTAGAAAAATCTATTAATGCTGATTCTAAATTAAGTGAAGAATTTAACTCACAAAAAAATCAAGCAGCTTCTGATAATGATCCATACAAATGGCAAAATTTATTTGCTAATCTCGCTATTGCATTTAATACAATGCGATTAGATCCAGATCCTCAAATACCTGCAATAATGGCTGATAGGATTAAGACAAATAGGGCATTGTATCAGTCATCAAAAACAGCAAAATTCTTTGAAAAAGATTATCCAGAAATTGCAAATATGGTAAGAACTGGAGCGCTTGAGCCTAAAGATGCGCTTACTTACATTACTAAAGTTGGTGATGCGTCTAAACTTACCGAGGCAATAAACACAAGATTGCAAGCAGTAAAAATATTAGGCCTTCAGCCCGGATCTAAAGAATACAATTCTGTTATTGCAGGAGGAAAGCCTACAGATCCAAGTGCAACTGCGTATGAAAGAAGAGCCAGCGCTAGAAAAGAATTCAATAGCATGGACGCAATTAAAGATTTTAGATCAGTTCGTTCTGCATACGGCAGAATTTTAGCGTCAGCCGATAAGCCTAGTGCCGCAGGCGATCTTGCATTGATATTTAATTATATGAAGATGCTTGATCCGGGATCAGTAGTTAGGGAAAGCGAATTTAGAACAGCCCAACAAGCAAAAGCATGGTTTGTAAATTTAGATGATGAATCTAGAAGCAAGGTTCCAAATTTTGTTAGAACATGGATACAAGGTGCGACTGAGGGAACAATGTTGCTTCCTGCGCAAAGACGAGACTTCGTTTCTAGATCAGAGGCATTGTACGATGATGCCGAAGAAATTTATTTAAATACTCGTAATCAATATGATGAGATTGCCAAAAAAGAGAAATATCTTGAAGAAGGCGAAAGTTTATTTATTGATGAAAGATATACTGGAAAGAATAGAACGTATCCGGTTCCTAAAGTTGGAGATGAAGAAGTTGGAACTGATGGAACGGTATATAGATTTGTTGGCGGGGATCCAAATAATGAAAAAAATTGGGAAAAGGTAAAGTAATTAGGAGATAAGATGCCACAGCCTTGGGAACGTAATTACAAAGCAAGAAGCACCAAAGAAATGTTTGTTGGATCTGAGGATGCAAATTCTTTGCCTTCATCTGTAGAGGACATTGCTTCTAGGGCAAGATTAAGCCAAGAAGATCCTCAAAAACTTAGATCGTCACTTCAAGGTTTGACGTTATATCTTGGAGATGAATTAGAAGCATTTGCAAGATCAAATTGGAATAAAATTGCAGGCGGAGAAACTGATTACGAGACAATTAGAGATGAAATAAGAAACAAAATTGAAAATTATCAACGCAACAATCCCGGAGAATCGCTTACTTATGAGGTAATTGGAGCTATAGCTCCTACTGCTGCAATGCTTTTAGCCCCCGGCGGTCAAGGCCCGGGAATTGCAAATATATCAGCAAACCTAGCAAAAATAGGTAAAGCTGGTATTGAGGCGAGTAAGGCTTCAAATATACTTAAAGGTGTTGGAACTAATGTTTTAAAAGGGATTAGCGAAGGCGCAGTAGGAAGTTACGGGCAAAGCGAAAAAGAATCATTTCTTGATAGCACTGAAGAGATACTTGAGGGGGGAGGAGTTGGCGGTGCTATATCAGGAACGCTTTCAATAGGTGGCAGAGCGCTTGGATTTGTTGGAAATACTTTCTTTGATGCAGTTACATCGCTTTTTGGCGCAGAAGGCAAAACAATTGTTGCCAGAAAACTAAAAGAAATTGTCGAAAGAACTGGAAGCACTCCAGATGAAGCAATAGCAAAAATAATGCGTGGAGAATTGCTTGCTGAAGATCCGGGATTAAACGCTTTAGTAAAAGTTATAAGAGAACAAGGCGGAGAGCCAGCGAGAAGATTACAGGCAACTTTGGATTATAAATCTGGTGCTAGATCAAGGAGAGTTTTAAGCACTGAAAGAGCAGCTCAAAAGGAATTGCAAACAGCTTTAGTTCCATCTCAAAGAATTGATGACAATTTAGTAGATTATTTTAATGTTGATGACGCAGCAGCAAAGTTGGCTGAAAACAAGGCTTACGGAAATGTGTTTGATGTTCCTGTAAATCTTAACTCTGAATTATTTCAGGATCTTACTGATTTATTAAAAGGCAATAGAACAGTACAAAAAGCTATAGAAGATATTTACGCATCAAATCCAAATATGAAAAAGTTTTTTGCTATAGATGCAAAAACTGGAAAGATGAAGATTGATAGCAAGGGAAGAGTTGTTTTAAAAGGAACTCCAACTATTGAAGATGCTGAAAATATTAAAAGAGCGCTTGATGAAACTATTGATGCTTATTACAAAATGCAAGGCACAGGATCTACTGTTGCTACAAATCTGCAACAAAGACTAGATCGATTTGTAAATAAACTTGACTCATTTTCTCCAGAGTTAGCTGTTGCTAGGTCTGATGCTGCATTGTTAAGATCAAGCAGAAAGGCATACAAAGAAGCTCAAACCGATCTTGGAAAGCAGAATCAAGAAGAAGTTATTTCTAGGATTAATAAATATCTTAATGCTGCAGAAAACGGAACTCCAGACGAATTAAATGCATATAGACTGGGGATGATGACTGCGATTAAAAATAAATTTGTAGGAAAAGAAGATATTGCTAGGGCATTATCTACTCCGGGGACAAAGGAATATCAAATATTATCTAGAATAGTTCCAGAAAACCAATTGGATGATGTAATTTCAAAATTAGAAGTTTCGGCTCAGTCAAGAAGATCAATATCTAAAATGGCTGGAGGATCAGATACTCAAGAAAAACTAGCTGCTGAAGCATTTATGAATAGACCTGTCCCAGCGCAGGCAATAACTGCTGCATTAAAAGGTGACTTTAGTATGGCAATTCCAGCTTTAATTGGAATGTTTAAGCCGGGCCTTAACGAAAGGCAAAAAAGTGAAATAACAAGGTTATTGTTGGCTGATAAAGATATGGTCGAATTGGTCAAGAGATCTTTATACGATGAAGGCGCTTTAGGCCTATTACAAAATAAAGTAAACGCATTATCAAGAGTTGCTTTTGGCGGAGTTAGAAGGCAAGCAAGCGCAAATCCTGTTCAAACTACAACTGGAATTTTAGACTTACTTAATCTTCCATAGGGAAAAATAAATGAAGCCAGAACGCATGGACAAATCAACGATTCAGGGCATAGTTAGAGATGCTGTTTCTGACGCTGTTGACTTTATTGAGAGTGAAGTAGCTGATGATCGAATCAAGGCACAAAGATACTTTGATGGCGAAGTAGATATCGGCCAAGAAGACGGCAGATCAAAAGTAGTTGCGACTAAAGTACGCGACACGGTTCGAGCTATCAAGCCAAGCCTTATGCGAGTGTTTTTGTCTAACGATAAGCCAGTTGAGTATGTGCCAAAAGGCCCAGAGGACGTTGGAACGGCGCAAATGGCAACTCAGTATATGCACTGGGCGTTTGGCGAGCTTGGCGGATATCGCATCGTAAATGACGCATTTCATGACGCATTAGTCAAAAAGGTTGGAGTTCTTAAAACGTATTGGGATAAATACACAGACGTTGAGACTTATACGTTTACCAACTTAACCGATGAAGAGTTTGCTGCGATAGTAAACGAAGATGACGTAGATGTGATTGAGCATAGCGAAGAAAGCTCCATGTCAATTGACGAAATGGGCATGGAGATAGAGGCCACTCAGCACAGCGTCACAATTAACAGAAAGACTGAAAAGGGCCGTTTAAAGGTCGAATCAGTGCCACCAGAGGAATTCATGGTGGACAGGAACGCTCGATCAATTGACGACTTTTATGTAGTTGCTCACCGAACCGAGATGCGCGTATCTGACGTTGTAAACATGGGATACGACTTTGAGGAAGTGTCAAACTTAGACGGAATTGGCTCAAGTGACACATACTCAGAGGCAGAAGATTTTGAGCGTCGCGGCTACCAGATGGAAGAGGAAGAGCAAACCAAAGACGTATCTATGAAGCTCGTGGCAATCACCGAGGCTTACATGAAGATGGACATCGAAGGCACGGGAATCGCTCAAATGTACAAATTCATCCTTGGCGGAAGCAATTACCAGCTACTGGATTACGAGCCTTGGGGCGAGGTTCCATTTGCCATATTTGAGGTAGATCCAGAGCCACACGCATTCTTTGGACGATCAATCGCCGATCTCATCCTAGAAGATCAAGACGCAGCCACAGCCATGCTTCGTGGCGTACTTGATAACGTAGCATTGACCAACAATCCAAGACTTGGATTTGTGGAAAATCAGGTCAATGTCGATGACCTATTAAACAATGAGATTGGCGGCCTAATCCGCATGAAGCAACCAAACGCCATACAAGAGATTTCTGTGCCGTTTGTGGCCGCTAATACGCTTACGGCTATCCAATATATGGATCAGATGATTGAGGGCAAGACAGGCGTTTCTAGGGCCGCTATGGGCCTAGATCCAGATGCCCTTCAAAATACTACCGCTACGGCTGCTCAGTTGACCGCACAGGGCGGCGCGGCTCAGATAGAGGTAATGGCAAGGAATCTGGCAGAGGGCGGCATGAAGCGCCTATTTAAGCTCATGTTGAAGTTGTTTATTGAAAACAGTGACGAAGAGCAAATGATGCGTATGAACAGCCAGTTTGTGCCTGTTGATCCACGTTCTTGGAACACCAACATGGACGTTATGTGTAACGTCGGTCTTGGAACTGGACAAGAAGATCAGAAAGCAGCCGCGTTGCAACAGGCTCTAGGGCTACAGATGCAGATATGGCAGGCTTATGGGCCGGGCAATGGCTTGGTCACAATGACGCTAATTCGCAATACATTGGCTGATATGTTGGCGGTTGCTGGCATTAGAAACAGTGACAGATACTTCTCGCCACTTAATGATCAGACAGAGCAACAGTTGATCATGATGAAACAACAGCAGGCAGCTAATAGTCCACAGCCGATTGATCCCGGTCAGGCTCTTATACAGGCCGAGCAACTCAAGGCCCAGACTAAAGCTCAGTCCGACATGGTTAAGATGCAAGTCGAGGCTCAGAAGGCTATTGCTCAAGATGATCGTGAGCGCGACAAGATGGATCAAGACTTGCTTATTGAGGCAGCTAAGATACTTGGCCAGTACGGTACGCAAGTCGATGTTGCCAACATTCGCAAGGCTCAACAGGAAGCCAGATATCCAGATAAACGGCCATCTGAGGCTGTATCTGGCGGAAGGTTTTAATGAGTATTAAAGACAAAGCATCAAAGATTAAACAGCTCACCAATGATCCGACGTTTGTGTCGATCATTGAGGCTGTTAAGTCTAAGCAAGTGACGATATTTTTAAATCCCAACTCTACTGAAAAGAGTCGGGAGGCGGCGCACAACGTTATTTGTGCATTAAGTGAAATCGAAGATTACATCAACACTGTTCTTACAGACGAAAAAATCTTTGATAAAAACAACTAAGGGAGACAAGTACCGTGTCAGACACGACTGAAACCACATTCGATGGAAGCATCGAGCAAGCAGTTGGACTAATCACTAGGCCAGAGCCTTCTGATGAAGTAGAGCAAGAAGATATTACTGAATCTGAGGATGTATCTCCAGAGGTGGAAGCATCGGAATCAGAGGATGTTGATGACGCTGAATACGACGACAGCGAGGAAGATGAAGTAGAAGTCGAAGCGAAGGACGATGACGACGAAACAGATGACGAAGCCGATTCTGAAGAACCTGTATATTTTTCTGTAAAAGTTGACGGAAAAGAAGAGCAGGTAACCTTAGAGGATCTCAAGCGTGGTTATTCTGGCCAGAAGTACGTCCAAAAAGGGATGCAAGAAGTAGCCGCCAACAGAAAGCAAACTGAAGAGGTTTACTCTGCACTTTTAGCCGAAAGACAGCAGCTCGTTGAGATGTATCAACAGATGCAACAAGGGCAGTTCTTGTCAAAGCCTAATCCACCATCTGACGATCTTTTGAGCGATGATCCAATTGGATACATTGAGCAAAAGGCAAGATACGATAAGGCAATGGAGCAATACAACCAGCAGCAAGTAAAAATGAGCCAGATCATGCAACAAAGTGAGCAGGCTCGTGAACGCGCTGTACAGGCTTATTTGCAACAAGAAATGCAATCGTTGGCAAATGTTATCCCTGACTTTGGTGACGCGCAAAAAGCAACCAAGCTCAAGGGCAAATTATTGGATGGCGGTCAAAACTTTTACGGTTATACCGAAGAAGAGATCGGCTCAATAATGGATCACCGAGCAATTAGAGTTTTAAACGATGCCATCAAGTACCGCGAGATAGTCGCTGGCAAGTCGAAAGCCGAGCAAAAAGCTAAAGGCGCGAAACCAGTTATCAAGCCGGGATCTAAGAAGGTACAAAACACTAATGTCAAGGCTATGGAACGGCGAAAAGCCAAATTTAAAACGAGTGGGCGCATCGAAGATGCTCTCGCTTTAATCGTTAATGAATAACTAAGTGAGGTCATAAAATGGCACAACCAACTAACACTTTTGACAGCTATGATGCTGTCGGTATCAGAGAGGATCTCTCAGATATCATCTATGACGTATCTCCAGAAGATACGCCGTTTTACTCTAAATCAAAAAAAGTAAAGGCATCTAACACTTATCATGAGTGGCAAACAGACGCTCTTCGTTCTTCAGCAGCTAACGCACACGTTGAAGGCGACGAGATTACCGCTAACGCTCGTACCGCAACTACCAGACAAGGTAACTACACTCAAATCTTCGTTGATGCAGTGTCAGTTCCAGATACAGACTCAGGTCTGAAAAAAGCTGGTCGTGCATCTGAGATTGCTTATCAAATGCTCAAAACTGCTAAAGAGCAGAAACTTGACATTGAGAAGGCTCTCTTTGACAACAACGCTCGCGTTGCTGGTAACAGCTCAACTGCTCGTGAACTTGCTGGCGCTCCAACTTGGTTGATCACCAACACTGTTTTTGGTGACAACGAAGGTGCTGACGCTACTGGTGACGGAACGGATGCTCGTACTGATGAGACAACCACTCTTACCGCATTCAACCAAACTGACTTTGACACTGTCATGCAGTCAATTTGGGAGCAAGGCGGCAAGCCAAACACTGTTTATCTCTCAGCATTCCAGATGAACAAAGCTCTTGCCTTCACCGGCATGAACAACCAGCGTTCAACGATTGGTGCATCAGTTGGTGGAACAAATGCTGTTATCAAGGCAGTTGATGTTTATGTAACGCCTAAACAAACCCCTTGGGCCCTTGCAGCGTAAGTTGCTATGGATAATCGCGTGAATTGCTGGGAAGCTAAGTTGAAAAATAAGCCAATCAGCAGCCAAGCGTCACAGGGATGTGACGAAGGTTCAGAGACTAGGACACGGAGACTAGAACAGTCAGTAAAGTCCCACGAGTGCGCGACAACCTACATGGTTGAAGATATAGTCCGATACTCATCAGAAATGATGAGAGGTAAAGATAAAGAACTTTGCCATAACGAAATGTGGGGAACAGTAGACTTCATGCCATCTCGTGAGAACCGTTCTCGTGACGTGTTTATCATGCAAGATGATATGTGGTCAGTTGCAGTTCTACGTCCTACAAAGAACATGGAACTTGCTAAAACTTCTGACTCAACTCGACGCGCAATCGTTACTGAGCTTACTCTCGTATGTAACAACGAGAAAGCATCAGGCGGTGTGTTCGACAACACAGTATCTTAATTGATACGGGGGGGCTAAATGCCCCCCTTTTTTTAGGAGCTTGTTTTGAAAATCAAAGAAATAGTCCATCACGATGACGGCGGAGATACTCTGACTATTGAAAAGGTTTATGACAATGAGCCTGTATTACGCCAAGTAGAGGAGATTAAGCATTCTGGATTGGGGCAAACTGGAGACAAAAGACTGGTAGGCCGTATCCCAATGCATATAATGTCGCAATGGCTCAAGGAAGCCGGAGTGGACTGGTCTGATCATGGCGCGGCCCAAGAGGTCATTAAGCGTAAAATGTTATCAGGCGACTTTAACAAGTTTAGAGTTTGGGAAGGCAAATACTAATGGATCAAACTTTAATTAACTGGGCCTTGTCTGCGGTAAGCGCAGCAATCGGATTTTTTGGGCATCTTATATGGATGGCTGTTCGTGACATACAAAAAGCTCAATCAAGACTACAAACTAGACTCAGTGAAGTTGAAGTCTTAGTTGCCGGAAGCTATGTTAAGCGCCAAGAGTTTGAAAGATTTATCGATAGAATTATTGATAAATTAGATTCAATTGATTCTAAGCTAGATAGCAAGGTTGACAAGTAATGGCAAAAGTTAAATCTTTTGATGCAAAAGTAAAGCCGATCCCAAAACGAAAGAAGTTAAGTAAACGTAAAAAATTGGCAAAGATAGCAAAAAAATCTAAGCCAAAAAGTCCTTTATTTAGATAAGGAGAAAATAATGTTTTTTAGCGAATTGTTTGAAAAAGCAAAAGAATCATCTAAAGGTTTTAGAGATGCATTTTTGTCATGTATGGTCATGATGGTAAAAGGCAATCTAGCGGTACTAAGTTTTGCTCATTTTGCAAATGCATTTAAAGTTGGTGTTGCAACTATGATTGCATTGTTTGTATGTAACATGGTTAAGCCAACTGATAACAAGTGGATATTGGCTTGGACTGTAGGAACCATTACTGCGGTTGTTGACGCATTTGCACATGATCATTCATACGGATCTGAGGCAGTTCTTACCGGAGTCGGCGCATTTGTTTTAGCTATGGCGTTCACCAAAGTAGGCGAACTAGGGATAATTAAAAGATGATTCCAATACTAGGAGCATTGCTTGGTAGTTTGGCAGAAAATGGCCTTGGTCTTTTGTCCTCGGCTATCCAAGCGAAGGGCAAACAGGTAGTCGAAAAGACTCTAGGAGTTACGATCCCAGATAATCCAAGCGATGTTGACATTGAAAAGATGCGTCAATTGCAGTTTGAGCATGAAGAAAAACTGCTAGAGCTTGGAATAGAGAAAGCAAAACTAGAGCAAGAGGAACTTAAAGTTCTGATTGATGCCGCCAGAAACGAAGATAACAACGTATCTACTCGGTGGTCTGCTGACATGGCATCAGACTCTTGGATGTCAAAGAACATTCGTCCATTGACTCTGGTGTACATTCTTACCGCTTACTTGCTATTTGCAGGACTTAGCGCCAACGGGATAGACATTAACGAAAGTTATGTAAGCCTGTTGGGGCAGTGGGGAATGCTAGTTATGACGGCCTACTTTGGCGGTAGAACTGTAGAAAAAGTTATGGAACTGAGAGGTAAGAAATGAAACTCTCCGAGGAACAAGCGGCGTTCCTATTGGATGCCTGCAAACTAATTCAGTACGCCACTGAAAAGGGATTTATGGTTACTGGCGGAGAGTTGCACAGAACTCCTGAACAGCAAGCCATATACGTCAAATCTGGCAGATCCAAGACAATGAATAGCAATCACATTAAGCGATGCGCTATTGATTTGTTTTTCTTTAAAGATGGCAAGATTATCTGGGATAGAAAAACAATCTCAGAAATAGGCGACTATTGGGAATCTCTCAATCCTAAAAACAGATGGGGCGGTAACTTTAAATCACTTGTTGACTGCCCGCATTTTGAAAGAAATGTCTAATGGTTAAAAAAGTCTATCAAAATCCAAAAGGTGGCCTGAACGAAAAAGGCCGTAAATACTTTGAGAATAAAGAGGGCGGAGACTTGAAGGCTCCAGTTAAGTCTGGAACCAATCCTCGACGTGTATCTTTTGCCGCTAGATTCTCTGGGATGGCTGGGCCAATGAAAGATTCAAAAGGCCGCCCAACTCGTAAGGCGCTGGCGTTAAAGGCTTGGGGCTTTGGTAGTGTTGAGGCCGCAAGGAATTTTGCTAACAAACACAAAAAGAGCAAGTGATGAAAAAAGGACTCTACGCAAACATTCACGCCAAGCGTGAAAGAATTGAGGCTGGATCAAAAGAAAAAATGAGAAAGCCGGGAACAAAAGGCGCTCCTACTGCTGCGGCATTCAAGAAAGCAAAAAAAACAGCTAAGAAAAAGTAATTGGCTGATCCATTAGCTAGACGTAATTCTCGCTATAAAAGCGTGTATGGAATTACGTTTCGTCAATACGTTGAAATCGCGTTCAGGCAAGGTAATAAATGCTTGATATGTGGCGTTGACGGCAAGCAAACTGAGAGAGAAAAATTATCAGTTGATCACTGCCACTATTATGGTGAAATACGGGGATTGCTTTGCCAGAAATGTAACACTGGGCTTGGGCTATTTGATGACAATCCAGAGGCTATAATCAAGGCAGCAAAGTATTTGAAAAGATTCAATAGAAAAATAAAGCTCTCAAGGGCTGTAAAGAGAATTTATTATTTTATTGTTAAACTCTCATGGTCGATATTTCCTACTTATTGGAGGCTTAAAAAATGAAAACTTGCCCAACTTGCCCAAATCCTAAGAAATGCATGGCAGCCGGTGAATGCATGATGAAGAAGGCGGCTAAAAAAAAGCCCAGCAAGACAAAAGCTAAAAAGGGATACTAATGCCGCTAGTTAAAAGCAAATCAAAAAAAGCCTTTAAAAAGAACGTAGAAGCTGAGATTAAGGCTGGGAAGCCGCCAAAACAGGCTGTTGCCATAGCTTATGCGGTCAAACGTAAGGCAGGTAAAAAGAAGAAATAGCCAAAATATGGAGGCTAAACAATTGAATCGAGAGTGCGTATATCTTGAATGGGTTGACGCTGTAGCTGACTCAGGCTGGGAAGAAACTAAGAAACCAGAGCTTCATGATTGCTACACTCTCGGATTCATTGTTGCCGAGGATGACAAAGCAATATGCGTTGCATCCGCCATATCCAAAAAAGAATCAAACGCCAAGATTCATATCCCAAAGGCTTGGATCGTAAAGGAAGTTAGATTCAGTCCAGAATCCATAAAAAAAGCCCCAAAACGCGGGGCTTGAGTAGGAGGAGTATGAAAGTTAACCGAGTGAATTAAATGCCTCATACACTCGATCTACTGAATCATAGCCATATTTCTTAGCCAAGGCAAGCGCCTCAGTAGCTGTATATAATTTCCCGTCAATAAACGTAAATAGAGGCTCACCAGCGCGTTCTTTGCCAATAGCAACCATGTAGTAAGGCCCAAACTTTATGTGCTTTATACGCTTCTTAAATTTGCGTAAATTGATGCTTGTCATTTAATAGATAAATACAACAAAAACAAAAACAACAAGGAACATACAATGGCCAATATTCCAAAGACGTTAATCTTGTTAAATGCCTCGCTCTGATTGGCCTCTGCAAACACTTTTTCTATTTCTTGCATTATTTTATCGTTAGGGATAGAGCGCCCGTTTTCCCATTTGCTAATGGTCTTGTAATGAATATCCAATGCATCAGCTAATTCCTTCTGAGTGATCCCTAGCTTTTCCCTGTTTTCCTTCAAATATGCAGAAATATTGTCATGTTTCATGCGCCATCTCCTTAGTAAAATTCTCGACTTGGCACTGAGCATCTTCGTTGCCTCGGCATACTATAACACTTTGATTAATAGATTTTAAATAATTGTGCCATTCTAGCTGGCTTGCAGACACGCTACCACCACTTTTTTTCTTCATTTCAATCCAAAGTAGCCACTCCGGTACGAACAGGTCTGGGACTCCGGGAGTTACGCCCTCGGCCTTGAGACGTGCGGCGGTTACGATGTTTCTTTGGCCTCCGTTTGGTATCGCTATTATCTTGGCTTTGTAGGTCTTGCGAAACCAGCTTACAAACTCCCGTTGCTCAACGTGTTCACTTCGCCCATTTTCGTTGAACGACTTTGTAATACTTGCCTTCCCTCTTGTAGAAAATCTCATTTGGCGGCTTGCCCTTATTCATAATGTAGCAGATATCCTCCAAATTGCTTGTATTCAGAAACTTCACATCAATCTCTGATTTGATGGCTATGCTTGCCAACTTACTTACTGCCATGTTCCCGGCGTATCCTTCGTGCTGGATGGGGAAATATTCTGCAATGATAGGATCGGCCAGTATTTTAGAGTAATACTGCACCTTAACCATATCTCTGCCACTGGTTCTCGACCTATGCTTAGACCACTGCCAATCAAGAACAGAGAATCCGTCGTTGTTGTGGCCCATGATATCTATGTCATGAAGCCTCATGCGCTTCTCTTTCGTCTGAGGGAACTCGTATCCGCAGTCTGGGCATACTTTGACGGCTGGGGCCACTAAACTATCACACTCAGGGCAAACCTTTACTGGAGCCTCTCCAGTGCCTTTACCGGGCTTATTCGGCGGCTCCACTCTGGTTATCGGGCCATGCATTTGGACTACGCCAGCAAAGTCTAAAACTAGGCAATGATCGGTATGGCTCTTGTTACGCATACCGCGCCCAGCCATTTGGACGTACAGGCCCGGAGACATCGTTGGGCGTAGCATTGCTATAAGATCAATGTCTGGATAGTCAAATCCAGTAGTTAATACGTTGGCGTTGGTTAGCGCACGTATCTTGCCAGCCTTGAACTCGCTAATAATGCGTTCACGTTCTGGTTTTATTGTATCTCCAGTAATGCATTCAGCCGCTATGCCGTTTTGGATAAGTATGTCTTTTATGGCTCTGGCGTGTTTTACGCCAGCACAAAAGAATAACCAAGCCTTGCGATCCTCTGCCAGTTTAATCACTTCGGCAACAACGCCTTCGTTGGTGTGTTGCTTATTAACTGCCTCCTGCAACTCTTTCTCGATAAACTCTCCGCCGCGTTTATGTACGCCAGCAACGCTTAATTTGGTTCCAGTTAGCTTTGATCGAAGAGGCGCTAGAAACTTATCCTCAACCAACGCCTCGACGCTGGTAGGCTCAATTAGCGCGTCAAATATCCCGGGCTTGTCAGTTATCATGCCATGCCCCAATCGGTACGGAGTCGCGGTCAGGCCAATCACTCGCATGGCTGGATTAATCATCTTGAGATAATGGATCAGCTTGCGGTAGCTGGTGTCAGTGTTATGCGATATCAGGTGCGCCTCATCGACGATCATGAGATCAATGTGACCTATTTCGGTGGCCTTGTTTCTGATAGACTGAACTCCGGCAAATGTGATTTGCTGATGGAGTTCTTTACGCCCAATTCCTGCGCTATATATTCCTAACGGCGCATCTGGCCAGTGCAGTAACATTTTTTCTGCGTTCTGCTCGATCAACTCTTTTACATGAGTAACCATTAAGACTTGAGTCTCTGGCCAGTTTTCTACGGCATCCTTACATATAGCCGCGACAACGTGCGACTTGCCACTTCCGGTCGGCAAAACAATGCACGGGTTGCCGTACTTGTTAGCACGGAACCAGTCGTATAGTTGATCAATAGCTCTTTGTTGATACTTACGAAGCATTTAGTAATTATTTTTTTATAAAAGCTATCCAATGAGTGTTTGCTTTTTTACCAGACCTATGACCATACAAAGGTTTTTCTGGCGTTAGTTTTAAAATTTCTTTTAAAGGTATTTGTGTTTCATTCCATTTAAATATTAATGTTCCATTTTTTTTAAGAACTCTAAAACATTCAACAAAACCTTTTCTTAAATCTTCTTTCCATGTTTCTTCATTTAATGATCCATAAACAAAAGCAATAATAGACTTTGAGCATATTTTTTTTACATGAGGTGGATCAAAAACAACATGATAAAAAGACTCATCTTTGTACGGCATATTTCTAAAATCATGTATTTGATCTGGTCTAATTTTTTTAGACGATCTGCCTAGTTGTGAGGGCCAATGATCTATTTTTAATTCATCATTTCTTTGATCTGCAAATAAACATCTATCATCTTCTTTATCAAACCACATCATTCTTCCGCCGCAACAAGCATCTAAGACTGGTTTCATCCTATTATCTTTCCTCCATCAAAACGCAAGTCTGTAATAAATTGATCTGGCTTTAAACACGCATCAAGATTGCTCACCAATTCAGTGCTGGCGTATGTGTTCGCATCGCCTTCGCCGTTTCTAATAAACTGACCGTTAATTTCCCATACGGCCTCGTTAGGATCGTTACTATCCAATCGAGTCCAAGGCACAACGTCAGGATGTAGGACGTGCGAGTCGCATCCCTTATGCTGAAAGTCCTCTGGAATTTCTTCCGCATTAAATCTTTCGCAATCCCATGTGCCATCTTCTTTTGGAGTTGAATGAGCGCACGTTCTGCAATTGATTTGCTTAGTAGGCTGTCCCTCGTGACAAATATGTCGAGCCGGGCATCCCTTACAAACAAACCAGCTAGGATCGTTAGATATCCTCGGCGGAGCTTCATTTGACAATGTAATTGCATTGCCCTTATGCAATAACCTTTCTGCAAACTGTTCGTCGAAATCAACGATCTCGGTGTACAGTTCATCGTTATCTTTGCAAACGGCAACGTATAACGCCTTATGAATCTGCTTGCCAAGCATATAAACTTGCATCTGCGCGTAATGCATTGGCTTGGCTTCTTTGACTCCCGTTGAAGCCACTTTGTTAAATGAGTTTTTATTGTGAGTCTTAAACTCAGCTATAAACTGCTCATCTTCATGCCCGGGCACTCCTCGATGAATGATACCGTCAACGCTACCGCTAACGTGCGTACCAAACTCTACTTTTGATTGATTGTCGCCAACGTTACGAATATCAATTCCAATGGCGCGTAAGTCTGAGACTATGACTCGCTCTTCCAGTTGGCCGCGCCTAAACAAACGACGCATACGCCCCGAGAAGTGTTCAGCAAAAGTCCAA